TCTGTCAAGACAAACCATGCATCTGTGTCAGTTAAGAAATGATTAACGGCATAGCCTTGTGAAATCATTCCCATATTCTTCAGTGCATTAATGTCGTTGTCAGCAGTTCCAACACGGCCTGGAGTTTCAAGCAAGCGTTCTGCTATGAATTGAAGTTGCGGTGGCACGACTAGCTTCATTCCTTGAAGGGCAAGCGTAAGATTACGGTCATCAACAAAAGTTGAAACTGTAATCAACGAGTCCTCAAGGGATGTTTCGTTCAAGTCAACGTAGGTACTAGGACGGTTTGAGAAAGTACCGCCACCCGCTAGGGTGTGCGAACTATTCACTAGAGATAGACCATCTCCACCCGTGTAACTAGAGCTAAATGCATTGTTTAAAACATTAGCGCCTTTAACCTGTTTGGTGTGTGCCATCGAACGCGCAAGCGCTTTCGTATAACGTGCACCTAACCGGTCATAGAGGTTGTCCTCTACGGCTTCTTCTGTCAAAGCAAATGCCAGTGCAATAGTTTCATGAGTATAGCGAGCAGTAAAGCCTTCGTAGGCTGTATCAAACTCAACTCCGTCACCCTCTCTTTTCACGGGAGCATTTCCGAATCCTGTAATCAGAACTTCTTCTTCAAAAGCTCTATCTGAACTTTCAGTTTCGAAAATTTCCTTTGTCTCGTCTTCATAACGAGTGTACTCCATGCCGAATAGGGCGTTTAAACCAGGCTCTAATTCTTTAACGAGCTGTGCTCTTGAAATTGCCATTAGTTATTTCTCCCTTACGCTAAACCAACTTGTGCTTGTCTATACAATGAATTTTGTATCATAACAAGAACGTTGGTATTCGCGCTACCAGCATCGGAGTTCTGAGGGTCTGTAGATATCTGAATCGCCTTCAGTGGCAATGTGGCTGTAGTAGCCCCAGTTGTCACATCAAGCTCCACATTGGAACGACCACTTGTGGTTGATCCAACTGTCCCCTGATCTACAATATCAAAGTTACCCCATAGATCCGTTACCGGGAAAGCAGCGTCTGCTTGTACTTCATAGATGACATAAGGGTCGTCTATGATGAAAGCAACTGCATCCGTGGCAGCGTTTCCTGGCCAGTAATTACTCCAAGAGGGCTTACTGGTTGTGGGGTCGGTGTAAAAGCAACCGTTGAACACGCCAACAATGATGTCGCTTGTAGCGCTACCACCATCAGCACGCGCAATACGGGTAACCGTACCGGCTGTGTTCTGGGTCACAATATCACCCATGTAAATCTTAGTCGTATAGGCCTGAGCCGAAGTTGTAATACGATATCTAGATTGACCTCCGTTGAACGGTGAACCGCTAACATGCTTGGCTGGACGCAAACCAAATGCGGCGTCTTTATTTGCCATAATTAACTTCTCCGATCACGAGATTAATATTAAGTGATTCTAGGCTTTCGCCTTTGAACCACCGCCAAAAGTAACCCTGGACTGCCGACTTTTAGTAATCGGCATGGCAGGATGTTCTTCACGCATGAGGTCATTATCAACTGCATTCATCTGATTGTCAGTTTTGTTTGCAAAATAAGTATCCCGTTCTCTGGCGATCGAGTCATCGATCTTGCATAGCATCAAGCCACCGATTCCGACAACACCTGCGTGTTTGCCGTGATCAATGATTGGTACATCAAGTTCCGGAATTTCATTAGGCTTAACTGGCTCGTAGCCCTCGCGAAACCGTTGCATGACATTCTTTCGATCTTCCTGTCCCCTAATCTCGGTACGAATCCATCGATATCGCATGCCGGGAGGGGGTTCTGGTGTTTTCAAAAGAGAAGGCGGCTCCCAAGGGCGTCGTGCCTCTTGAGTTTCGCGTGTTTCAGAACTCCTTGGAGTTCTGTCAATTTCAACGTTTTCTTCGATTTCAGCTTTATCATTCATGAGTTGTCTAACCTCGCTTTGTGAACTGCATAATCTTTGAAAGAAACTCCCAGACGTTTAGCTAGTTGCTGTTCGCTGGGTGTCAGCTCCACCTGATTACGATTTTTCCTGCGTCCATTTGAGTTACCGCGTGATGGTGAAGCTACGGTTTGGACGATTTTGCCGCCTGCTTCCACGTTTTTAAAACGATTTGGCAACTCTCGTTGCATTCGTTTGTTAATCTCAGAGTAATAGCCATCAGACTCTGTGTCAAATCCTTCTTTCTCTAATTCGTTATGAACTGCCAAGGCAACATTGGTCATTACCTGATCCTGTCCAAACCAAGCATTATCATTTGCCCATTTTTGAGCGCGTGAAGATGGCGGGTTATAAGCGGGTTGCGCAGGCATTTGTTGTTGCGCCTGTTGGGCATAAGCCTGCTGTTCGGCATAAGCCTGCTGTTGAGCATGATATTGTTCCATTTGCTGGTTGTATTGTTGCATTTGCTGTTTGTATTGCTCCAATGCAACTTTATCCGCTGATGCTGCCGCTAAAATGGATTGGGCTTCCGCAATTTTATCGGTCTCCCCTTCTTCCATTGCTTTTTGTAATGCAATCTTGGAACCCTCCAGCTGTGATTCCACACGCGCTGCAAACTCAGCGCCATAACTCGCGCCATAGTCGTGACCCATTTGCGCCTGTTGTGCTTTGAGCTGTTTGTTTTCTTCCATTGCCTGTTTGGCATATTGAAGCGCTTGCAACTCTCGCCGTTGAAAATCCTTCGCCTGACGAACCGCTTTGTCAATCCTGTTTTGTGCCAGTTTGGCACGCTGCTCAGGCTCGCCTGACTCTTTTTTTGCTTCTTTTTTAATGTGGTCGCTGGGCTCAAAGTCCTCTTCAACCGACTCTTCCTTTATTGGCGGCAAACCTTCTAAGTCTTTTCCTTCCAACTCAATAAAAGTAGATTCTTCCGAGACGGCTTCTTCAGTGCGCCTGTCTTTGGGCAACGCTGCTTTTTTAATCGCCTCGTCCGTTATTTCTGGTAATGCATCTGCCATGATTTACTCCGTTATAAACTCTGGATATCGTCCGGGTTCAAAATGGTACCAATGACTTCATCGTCATTGATAATTCTAACCTCGGCTCCGTCTTCTAGTTTGAAACGAGCACCTGCATAACGACCGATCAAAACCCAATCCTTGGCTTGGCACCAAGGCTTGCCATTGAACTTGCCCATATCCTTGTAAGCAAGGGGGCCGAGTTTCAACACATACGCAACTACCGTTGCCAAGGCTTCGCGGTCAATTACAGAGTCCAGCAACACAATGCCCCCATCAGTAACGCCTTTGCCCCTATATGGCAAAACCAAAATCCGCCATCCGGTAGGTTCTGGCATTCGTTCCAATAGGGAGGTATCGAGAAGGGAGGGATCAAGCACCAACTCTGTTGGTTCAACATAGGCATCCTGAATAGATGCACTGCCGTTGTTTACTTCCTCTTTTTGCGCCTCATTTTGAGCCTTGCGTTCGGCTGCGATATGTTGTGGGACTGCTAAGTCACTCATCAAAACTGTCTCCAGTTGTTTTTTGCAACACTTCTTTTAAATCCGACTCAAAGGAGCGAAGTGCCGTCAACTCTCCCATGAGAAAACGATAGTCTTCCATCGTTTTTACCAAACCGCCACACAGTTGTTCAGAAATCTGCCCTTGTCTGTTCCGCAGTTCTTTTAGAATATACTCTGCTAACCTTACGCCGTCCACTATTTTTTAATCTAGCCCCAGCCGCCCTTTGTTCTTACCTGACTCCAAGGTCTGTCAGACGGTCCTAAATTTGTACCCCATGCTCCAGTATCTGCTGGAGATGTAACATCAGGCGCATAAGGATTGTCAGTTGGTGCGGAGGCATAAGAGCCACTAGGGAATTGGTTCGCCAGCTGTTGTTCAATCAATGCTTCAATGTCGGTCAAGCTGGGACCCCCATAAGTTTTTCCTTCCAAGGCAGCTAGACGTGACTGCAAACCGCTTGGATCAAATGGAGCTGGGCTTTGAGCCGCACCCAATTGTGATTCCAGCGCAGCTAGTCTTGCCTGCAAACCAGTTGCATCAAATGGTGAGGGTGGNTGCATGCCTTCCAGTGCAGCTAATCTTCCTTGCAATCCGCTTGGATCAAAGGGTGTAGATGGTTGAGCACCTTGTAATGCTGTAATTTGTGACTGTAAATTGCTTGGATCAAACTGAGTATATGTCGGCATATCAGCTTTTAAAGCATATTGGCTAAAATCTGGCATATCGCTTTTCATTTGATATTGCTGAAGCCAAGGATTGATGCCCTGTAAGCTCCTTGGATCTCTGAGCCCACTCTGCACTTGAAGAGATTGTATAGCGTCCTGCAAATCCACAGTTCCGCTTTTATCAATATCAGCCATGGCTATTTCTTCGGGGCTTAAATCATCTCTGTTTCCATACTCCATTATTTGCTGTGGAGTCAAGCCACCAGCAAAGCTCTCATAATCTGCTGCTGTAGCTTGGCCTTGACCGCCATATTGTCCCATGATGTTGCCCCAATCGTAAGCGGTAGGGTCAAATGTTGTTCCTGGAAGCCCTTGTGCACCAGCTGCTCCGGTTGCTCCCGTAGCTCCTGTTGCTCCGGTTGCGCCCGTAGCTCCTGTTGCGCCCATAGCTCCTGTGGCTCCTGCTGTTCCTGCTCCTCCACCTGCGCCTCCGTACTGGCCAAATATATTGCTCCAGTCGTAAGCAGTTGGGTCAAAGGGTGTGGATGTTGTTCCTGTTGGTG